CTGGGCGTCATCGGCAGACATTTCGATGGTGCCGTCCGGGCTGACGTTGATGTGCCGGCCCGAGAAGGTTTGCACGGACCCCATACCGGAAGGCGCCTGCAGGCGAACCCGATATCGTTCCGGGTTCTCGGGGTTCTGACGGCGCTCGGCTCGCATCCGGTAGAATTCGAAGATGCCCTGGCCCGGGTAAGGCTTCTTGAACCAGTCCAGGAACTGAGCGGTCGAGTCGACCTGGTCGTCGTGCTTGCCGTTGGGAAACACCATCAGCTCGTGCAGGTATTCGGCGAGCCATGGCGCTGCCTCGGGGATGTAGACGAAGTTCTCGATCATCGCCGTCTGCGCGTGCACACGCATGATCTTGTCGCATGTCGGCTGGTAGCGCGTGACCCCGTAGCAGCCATCGGTGATCAGCTCCTGGATCAGCTGGGTGCCCGAGGCCTTGTCCTCGATCAGCACTTCGTTCGCAGCGAACAGGCTCTGCAGCTCGCGCACCGCGCGCTTGAGCGCCGGGTATTCGAGGCGTTGGCGGAATAGACCGAGGAGGAAGAGGTCCTTGCCTTTAACTCCCCACGTCGTGCACACCGAGAAATCGCTGAGCTCGGTCGCCTTGTTGGCGGTGTCCCAGCTCTGCACGATGCGGTCGAAACGCTCCGGCCGATCTTTCTCGCCGTAACGCTTGAACCATTCCGCCTTGACTATTCCGCCGCCCAACGGGGCCGGCGATTGCTGATACTGGCCGGCGAAGTTGTATTCGCCGATCGTGCGGCGAATGCGGTCGAGGGTTTCGAGCGGCTCGCGGTCGGGATGCAAGGCTTCGCCCTGACGGCGCCGGAAGCACTGCGCTCCCCAGATGGTCTCGATTCGATGAACCTCGTCCGCCTCGGCGATCGCCGGAAAGCTCAGGACCTCCCAACCCTCCTGCGCAAGGACGTGACCGACCAGGTCGTCTTCGTGCAGCCGCTGCATGATGATCACGATGGCGCCATGGCGCTTGTCGTTGAGCCGGCTGTAGAGGGTGTGGTCGTACCACTCGTTGGCGGCTTTGCGCTGCGCGTCGGAGAGCGCCTCCTCCGGCTTCAGCGGATCATCGATCAGGATGATGTCGGCGCCGCGTCCGGTCAGCACCCCGCCGGTTGAGGTGGCGAGCCGATAACCCTGGCGGGTGGTGATGAACTCCTGCACCGCCTGGCGGTGTGGGGAGAGGCGGGTCGGGAAGATCTGCCGATACCATGGGCTCGTCATGATGGTGCGGCAATCGCGGGCGAGCTTGTCGGAGAGATCCTGGGCATAGCTGACGCAGAGGATCTGGGCCGACGGATCGTGCCCGAGACACCACGCTGGGAACGCGATGGAGGCCATCAAGGATTTCAAATGGCGCGGCGGCAGGTTGATGATCAGCCGCCGAGGGGACGTAAGTCTTTGAAACCTTTAACGCTGGGTGGACATGGGTGGAAAGTTGGTGGAAAATCATGTTCGCTCAATGTTCTGGTGTATTGACCTGCCGATGGGCCACCCGTAATTGGGCAACAGCGCGCGTCTTGGCCAAGGTTTTCCGGCTATAGCGCGCCGTCGTGACAGTCGACGAATGCGAGGCGTGATGGCGAAGATGCTCCAGGTCGGCGCCGGCATCCGAGCCTTCGGTTACGCCGCCGGCTCGGCTATCGCGGTTTAGCACATCGTCCGGTATACCGGCAGCACGCGCCACGGCGCGCCAATCCTTCTGGAACCTGCGCTCCTTGAATGGCTGTCCCGTCCGACTGTCGATGATCACCGGCCCGACTCGCAGATCCGCCGGCACGCGATTTAACTCCGCGAGTGCAAGCGGATAGAGCTTAAAATCGATGTCGGCTTCCTGGCCGGTCTTGGTGGTCTCCTTGACCAAGACGTAATCGCGAAAATGCTGCCACAATAGGCCGTTAGCCCAGCGCGTGCCTGATGGCCGCTCAGGATCGGGGATCCACTCGCCTATCACATCGATTTGCCGCAGCGTGCCTTCGAATTGCAGTGCTTGCGCAAGCGCGAGCTCTGGTCGGCCTAGTTCATGCGCCTTCTGAAGGAATGCGATGACCTGCTCGTAAGTAATGACAATCTTGCGGGGCGGCGCGTCCTTGAACCGCATCTCCGCGAGGATGCCCTTTAGCTTATCGCAATTGGGCAAACCCATTGTTTGGCCATACCCGAATAGTATGCGCAGCATAGTCATGCAGCCATGTGCTCGGGCTATCCGCGGCGGATATCCAAGTGATCTAGGCTCCCGCAACTTCCGATACCAGCGCCGAAAATCCTCCCCATTCAGTCTGTCGATTCGCCGTGCCCCAACCGACCTCTTCAAAAGTCTTAGCTGTTGGTCATAGGTTCGTTGTGTCCTGTGGCGCAGATCATTATACGGCGATTCTTCATCACTGGAGTAAAGGTCAATGAGGCTGGCGAGCGTGCCGTCAAATACCAGCGCCGGCCGCTCATTGGCGAGCCAGGCCTCCATTTTCGCCCATTCCGCACGGCACCGCTCCGCGAGCGCGGCATAGTCATTGGGGTCGATGTCGAGTTGGATTACCGACGGGCGGTAGCCGAGGGCTACTGCTTTTTTTCGGGCCCGCCAACGCGGGATCCTGGCGCCGTCCTTGGGCCGCTTTTTCCACTCTAGGCCTGGTGCCTCACCGGGTTCACGTGACATCCCACGTTTCCTCTCCGTCAGCCTGCGATGCGGCCAACGCGCCCAATCCATGCCGATGCCGGAAGAATGCCTCAACTGCCGGCCAGAAGCGACCTTTCATAACCGGGTCAATCTTTGGCAGTCCCTGGCGCTCGAGATCCGGCGCGATTTGTCGCCAGTGCTTCTCGGATTGCGACAAGCGCCGAGCGATTTCCGCCTCGCAAGGGTACAGGCCCTGGTGCCTCAGAGTTGGCGTGTTCGTGCGGCTCTCAGTCATTACTCAGTATTTTTGTTCTAGTGCTGAGCAGGCTTGGCCTCGCGGAAGTTGCGCGCAAAACTGGCCGGAGGTATGGCTGGGGTTGGCGCAAGGCACGACGCGGACGACTGGACCACTCGCGACTCTTCTATGCTCAGCTCATTGTTCCACCCTGGGGGCCGCGTCGTCTCCGGGTCCGATCCTGGCTCATCGCCTGGGCGAGCCTTAGCGTGGTCACATCGCGGTGCCACGCCGCGCGCATTTCGCTCCGGCTTGATCTGGTTCCAGAGCCGATCGCGCTCCTCGCGGGCCCAGCGTGGTGGCGAGGGATCGCAAAGTGCGGCGGCGAATTCCTCAAAGCGATCGGACCGCATCGTGCGTGCCGCCTCTACGATCACCCGTTGAACCACCACATCGTGCCTTCGTTTTTTGAGCTCGGCTTCCGAAAGTCGCGAACCAGCGCGCGCGTGAGCGCGCGTCCCGCTCGAGCCCGCAAAGCTATCGTCCTGCCGGCCGCCCTCGACAACCTCTAGCGATGGAGGGGTAAGGGGTGGACTCTGGCTCTTATTCTTTCTCTCTTCCGTTTCCGGCGTTTCATTGCGTTTCACGTCCGTTTCGTCGTTCGCCCGTTTGGGGCTAGGGTCATCGGCAGCGGGCGTGGCAACGACCTCCTTGGCTGCTTGGTGTTCCTGCGCTTCCGCCCGGCGCTCCTCCCGGTGCTTGTGGACGCGGGCGGTCGACAGGTCGCGCTGCGACCACTTCCAGTCTACGATGCGACCGTCGGCGATCATGCCGCGTGTTTCAAATTCGCTAAGGATCGCCTCGACTGCAGCTTTCTCGAGACGGTATTGCGCAGCAATGTCGGCCGCCCTGAACTGCACGACCGAGCCGCGCTCATGCTGCTGGCTGGCATGCTCGTGAAGCAAGTTCCAGATCGCATAAACATCGAGTGGTCGGAGCCCCAGCTCGGCCGCTATGCCCCACCATTCGGGTCGCTTGCTTGTGTGATGGTCATGCTTATAGTAATGCACCTCGCCCTCCGCCTTGAGTTCCTACGTGATTGCCAGATTGGAAAAGCGCGTTGCGTCGCGATCGAAATGAAGCCGAACACTGCCGGTTTGCCCGTGCCTGTGCTTCGCGACAATCAGCTCCGCTTTGTCGTGAACGGCGTTCAACTTGTCGCGCCACTGGGTCCATTTGACCGCGTCTTCGACGGGCGGTTCGCGCAGGTAATATTCCTCGCGGTACACAAAGATCACGACGTCGGCGTCCTGCTCGATCGAGCCGGACTCACGCAAATCGGAAAGCAATGGCCGCTTGTCGTCGCGTTGCTCGACAGAGCGGTTCAATTGTGACAAAGCCAAAACCGGCAGGTCGAGCTCCTTAGCGAGACCCTTCAAGTCGCGGGTAATCTCGGAGACTTCCTGCACCCGGTTCTGCTCGCGCTGTCCGCCCTGGATCCGATCTTTCCGGGCCGGCCGCAACAGCTGCAGATAGTCAATCACGACCAGGTCGAGGTCGTGCCGGCGCTTCAATCTCCGGGCACGCGTGCGCAACCCCGAGACGGTGAGTGCGGGCGTGTCGTC